GCGGACAAGGTCGGGGCCTGCTCGCTGAAAGATGGCTGCGGGCTTGGGATCAACCACGAAGGCGACTGCACCGAGGAGACGCCCGTGGAAGAGAAGGCCGGCGTATTCGCGCAGGCCGTCGAGAAGCTGATCGCATTCGCGCGCAATCTCGGCGGTAAGCCCGAAGAAGAAACCGCCACACCCGAAGCCGCTTTACCCGAGCCCGCGGTCAACGAGTCGGGCGATCAGAACCCACAGGAGAACGCAATGAACCGAGAGCAGATGATCGCTCAGCTCGCCGCAGCCGGCACGGACAAGGAGGCGCTGAACAAGCTGTCCGACTGTCAGCTCAAGGCGCTGAGCACCGCACCGGCCGCCAACGGCCAGGATCCCGAGACGATCGCGATCCTGCAAGAGCGTGTCAGCGAGCTACGCACCCAGCTCGAGACGCAGCAGGCCGAGATGGCGACCGCGGTGCAGGCCGAGAAGCAGGAGCTCCTGGCCAAGCAGGAGGAGCTCGTGCACAACGGCAACACCGCGTTCACCCGCGACGAGATCCGCGCGATGGGCATCAGGGACGTGCGGAAGCTCTACGACACCGTCTTCCCGCGGCGCCAGGACTACACGCTCGCGCGTGGCGTCCCGCGCGCGGCGAACACCGCCGCTCCCTTCTCGTTTACGCCCCCCGCGATCCTCGGCGGCCGCGCCGGTGACTCGGTGTTCGACCGGAAGGAGAACTGACCATGCGCAACACGGTCATCCTCCGCGGCGACTACGAGACCTATTCGGGTGTCGCCGACGCCTCGCTGATCCCCGGCATGCTCGTCGAGCCGACCGCGACGGGCTTCCGCAGGCACGCGTCCGCGGCCGGCGTGGCCGCCTCGCTGTGGGTGCGCGAGCAGCACGAGAACGACGGCGCCGACCTGAACACCACGATCGCGCAAGGCGATGACGTCTCGGTGATCGGGCTCCAGAAGGGCGGGAAGGTCAATGCGTACACCACGGACACGATCGCGGCCGGCGGCTACGTCGAGTCGGACGGCGTCGGCGGTGTGCGCGCGTGGGGCTCGGGCATCGCGCTCGGGGTCGCAACCAAGGCTTCCGACCTGTCCGGCGATATCGGGCGGGTCGAGATCATCACCATCTGACGGGGGGCCAGCCAAATGCTCGTTCACAATCTGGGGCTCGGCGGCCTCTCGCGTATGCCGCAGGAGTTCATGCGGGGCGGGTCCGTGGACCGCGGCCTCATGTACCGCACGCTGGTCGAGAACGGCGTGCTGCGCGAGGACCAGACGCGGGAGATCGACGCGTCCGTGCTGCGCGTCGCGTCGCGTGACCTGGTCGCGGTGGGCGACCTGCGCGCTGCCGGCCTGACCCGCCCGCTCATGGACATCGGCGTCACGTCGTTCGAATACGACCGCGTGACCCCGGTCGGGCCTGCCTCGCAGGGCATGGCGATCCTGAACCTGGGCGACCGTGACCGCGTGCTGTTCTCGCGGAACGCGATTCCGGTGCCGTCGACCTCGTCGCAGTTCGAGATGGACGCGCGAGAGAAAGCCGCCGGCCGTCACGGCGGTGGCGATTCGGTCGACACGATCAACATCGAGGCGCACACCCGCGCCGTCGCCGAGAAGCTCGAGACCACGCTGGTCTGCGGCTCGGACGTCGTGCTCGGCGAGAACGGGCTGTTCGGCTACACGAACGCCGACTGCCGGCACCAGCTCAGCTTCACCGGAGCGGTGTGGGGCGAGTCGGGCGCGACCCCGATCGCGGACATCAACGCCGCGCGCCAGGTGCTGCGCGACAACGGCCACAACGGCCCGTACATCGTGTACGTCGGCCCGAACCTCGACACGACGCTCGACGAGGACTACAAGGCCGAGTCGGAGCGCACCCTGCGCGAGCGCATCCTGTCCATGGACGGGATCAGCCAGGTCAAGGTTCTGGCCTCGCTGCCGGACGACAACGTCCTGGTCGTGCAGATGACCTCCGACGTGATCCAGATGGCGACCGCGCAGGACATCACGCCGGTCACCTGGGACCTCTACGGTGGCCTGCTCACGCGCTGGGCGATCATCCACGTCGGCACGTTCGTGATCCGCTGCGCATGGGCGAGAAACCCGGCGCAGTGCGGCGGCGAGCTGCCCGACCTCACGACCTCGACCGGGATCGCGCACATCGCATGAGCACGAAGACGCTGGCAGAGGCGAAGTCCGACCGCGACGCCACGATCGAGCGCAACCGCGCGCGCCCGGTCACCGAGTATCCGAGCAAGCAGAAGCTCTCGGATCAGGTCTGGGAGGTCACCGAAGGCCTGAAGCACGTGCCGGACGGGAGCGGCAAGCGGATGAACACGCTCACTCCCGGCATGCGCTTCCGTCCGACCGAGGCGCAGGTCAAGCAGACAGCTTCCGGGAGAGGCGGCCTGCTCAACAAGGCGCGCGAGCTCAACCGCAGCGAGTACGCCGGCATCTCGCTGGGCAAGCGGAACCGGTCGACCGGTGCGGACATCGGGCTTCGCGCGCTGTCGATGGCCGAGGGCACGCTCCGGGCGGCGATGGACGGTGGGCTGACCGAGCAGGACTTCGAGGGCGTCGTGCCCGGCCATGGTGGGAAGTTCACGCGGGAGCAGGTCGACGACCTGATCGCCCTGAAGAACAGTGGGGATCCGAACTAGCGTCGCAGAAGTCCTGGCTCTGGTTGGTGATACGAGCCTGGACGATGAGTTCGTCATCGGGCTGATCGCGGACGCGAGCCAGTGGGTCGACCGCAACCTGGTCGGTGCCTGTTCGCAGCAGACCGCGGAAAGCCTCGAGCAGGTCGAGCGGTACCTCGCGGCGCACCTGATCACGCGCGGCGGGCCGGAAGGCAGCACGGGGCCGCTCAAGAGCTCGACGCGCGACGTGATCTCCGAGACGTACGACACGGGCAACGTCGATACGGACGCAGCAAAGCGGTTCGCGCAGATCGCGGCGTCATTCGATCCGTGCGGCATCGTCGCCGAGAAGTGGCTGGGCAAGTTGAGGCCCAGGGCGCTGTTCGCGAGAGGCTACGCGGACGTGTGACGCGGATCCTCAGGACCACGCAGCGGCTGCCGAAAGAGCCGATGCAGCTCGAGCGGGTGACGGACGTGGACCAGGGCGGCGTGACGCTCTACGACAGCCCGGTCGGGTTCGAGGCGAACGCGGTCGAATACGACGTGGTCGCGCGCAGCCGGGGCAGCGAGTTCGTCGAGGCGCGAGACGGCACGCGCTACCGGGTGGTTGCAACGCTGTACGTGCAGGGCGATCAGACGGAGGTCCCCGAGCTCGAGGACCGAGTGACCAGGCAAGACGGCCGGAAGATGATCGTGACCGACAAGAAGATCGTGTCCGGCCTGCTGTATACGAGTTCCGAGCCCGACTTCATACGGCTGGGGATGAGGAACGAATGAACGCGCGGTTTCACCTGGACGGCTTCGAGAGCTGCGTGCAGAAGCTCGAGGCGATGGGCCGCGAGGCGGGAGCTCCGCGGGCGTCCGGAACGCGGATCATGGCGGAGCGCATCCTGACCGCTTCGAACGCGTCAGCCCCCGGCCGTGGCGTGCCGGTGGACGAAGGGATCCTGCGCGCCTCCGGGAGGGCGACAGGGCCCGACGGCGGCGGCCGGTCGCAGGTCTCTTACGGCGGAGCAGCTGCACCGTACGCGGTGCGCCAGCACGAGGACCTGACGCTCCGGCATACCGTGGGCGAGCCGCGCTGGCTGATCCGGGCGCTCGAGCGTGAGGTCGCGTCCGGTGACGCGGTCAGGGACGCGCTGACGTTCCAGGCGCGGGCGATCATCGCGCGGGGCATCGCGGCCGGTAAGCGCGCGGCGTGAGCGCGGTAGCGGACCTGCAAACGTACCTGGATGACCAGGGCATCATCGACGGCTCGACGGATTGGCCGTCGGTGCGCAGGCGGCTCCACGACGGGACGGTGGCCGAGCCGGTCAACCAGCTGGTGGTCCTGACCGAAGACGGCGGGCCGCAGCCCGAGACGCCGGCCGATGAAGGGATGGGCGACTGCGCGTGGCGCTTCCCGACGGTGCAGGTGCGGGTGCGCGGTGACCGGCTGGATTCGGATGCCGCGGAAGCCAAGGCGCAGGAGATCTACGACGCGCTGCACGGCCAGCTCGGCGTGACGATGGGCGAGGTCGAATACGCAGGGGTGCACGCGCTGTCGGAGCCGCTGTTCATCGGGTTCGACGAGAAGGGCAGGCCCGAGTTCACGTTCAGCGTTCAGATGACCCGGCCGGTACGGATCCCGGCTTCACTCTAAAGACAGACGGAGAGCGGACATGGCCGGTTTCTTCGCACACGGTACGACGGTCACGGTCGACTCGATCCCGATCGGCGGGCTGCTCGACGTTCCGATCCCCGAACGCGACCGCGAAGAGGTCGAGACGACCGCGCACGACTCGGACTTCAACCGCGAGTACGTGCCCGGCCTGATCGACAACGGCACGTACGAGCTGCCGATGCGTCTGATCCCGGACGACCCCGGCCAGGACCGGCTGCGTGATGCGGTCGGCAACCCGGACGACATCTTCGAGGTGGTCGTGACCACGCCCGAGCGCGAAGGCATGCCGCAGGTGTTCTGGACGTTCATGGCGTGGTGCAAGACGTTCGGCGGCGAGCTCCCGTGGGAGAACACCGCAGCTTCGCGCAACGTCGTCCTGCGCATCACAGGCGCCGTCACCGAAGGCGCGATCAGCTGATGCCTCCCGTGAACGGGGTGAAGGTCCAACTCGGAGGCAAGGCGCGACGGCTCCGCTACACGACGCTCGCGCTGATGCTGCTCGAGGAAGAGGTCGGGCAGACCTACGTCGAGGTGCTCACCGCCTCCGACACGGGCAGCATCAAGGCGATCGTCGCGCTCGTGTGGGCCGGGCTGCTGCATGCCGAGCCGAAGATCACGCGGCAGGAGGTCGCCGAGATGGTCGACCTGCAGAAGATCCGGGAGATCGCCGAGGCGATCGGCCAGGCGACACGTATCGCGCTCGTGCGGGACGCAGACAAGGAGCCGGACGAGGGAAACGCCCAACCCGCCGCCTGACGCCCGTGCAGGTATGGGCGCAGTCGGTGGTCGCGGGTGTGCCGGATGATCTGTACTGGGCTTCCACGCCCGCCGAAGTGGCGGAGCTGCTAGATGCGATCGCGGAGCGAGAGTCCCGCCAGGAGCGTGAGGCTGCGCTCCGTGCGGGACTCGTTGCTTCTGAGGTCCGAAACACGATGCGTCAGAAAGATTCCGATCGCGTATGGCAGGCCGGCGACTTCGTGAAGAAGGCGCCCGTTCGGCTGTCCGTCGAAGAATCGATCATGGCGATGCGCGCGTGGGCCGCTGACCACAACCGGAAGTACAAGGCGTGAGCCCGGTTGTAGGGACTGCCACCCTTCAGCTTCTTGCTGACAACGCGCAGTTCATCGCGGAGATGCGCGCGGCTGCGTCCACGTTCCGCAGGACCGGCCAGGAGATCGAGAAGGGCGCCAAGTCCGCGGAGGGCTCGCTGGCGTCGCTCGGGGCCGTCACGAAGCGCCTCGCCCCCATCGCAGCCAGCCTGGGCATCGCGTTCGGCACCGTCGCCCTCGTCAGCCAGGCCAAGGACTCGGTCCTCCTGGCCGCCCGCTACGAGACGCTGGGCATCGTCACCGAGCGCTTGGGCGCCAACATCGGACGCACCGGCGCAGAGATGCGCGCGTTCGAGGTCGACCTGCGGAAGACCGGCATCTCGGCGGTCGAGTCCAGGTCCTCGCTCGCGTCGATGGTGCAGGCGCAGATCGACCTCGCCAAGTCGAGCGATCTCGCCAGGATCGCCCAGGACGCCGCGGTCATCGCGAATCTCAACTCCTCGGACGCGTTCGAGCGGCTGGTCTATGGCATCAAGAGTGCCCAGGTCGAGATCCTGCGCACCCTGGGGCTCAACGTCTCGTTCGAACGTGGCTACGCGCAGCTCGCGGCGCAGCTCGGGAAGAACGTCGACCAGCTGACCGAGCAGGAAAAGACGCAGGCGCGCGTCAACGAGGTGCA